CCTATGCGCAGGGTTCCGACCTGGACCAGATCGCGGCGCGCTATGACGTGGAACGTCTGCTGGTCCAGGCTGCCGATGACACCACCATCCCGCCGACGCCTGCCGTTTATGAGGATGACGACAGCCTGCGCCGCCGCGTCCAGCTGTCCTTCGAAGGCTTCAGCACTGCAGGCCCTGTGGGCGCATACATTTTCCACGCCCTGAGCGCGCACCCGAAGGTGATGGACGCTAATGCGGACAGCCCGACGCCTGGCGCGGTGGAAGTGGCAGTGTTATCCCGCGATGGCGACGGCACGGCATCCGATGAAATCATTTCAGCCGTCACGGCGGCCTTGAACGGCGATGACACCCGCCCGATGACGGACCAGGTGACGGTGCAATCTGCCGTCATCACGAATTACACCGTGGTGGCCACCATCAAAACGTTCAGTGGACCTGATAGCGACGTTGTTATGGCGGCGGCGCAAGCGGCCATCGAGGCGTTCACGGCGAACAACCACCGCATGGGCCGTGACATCACCTTGTCCGGCATCTACGCGGCCCTGCAGCAAACGGGCGTTCAGGAAGTCATTCTGACCCAGCCGACCGCGAAGATTGCCTGCGACTGGAACCAGGCAGCGTACTGCACCACCATTGCGCTGACCTATGGGGGCACTGGTGACTGACACCCTGCTGCCACCCAACGCGACTGACTATGAACGCGCCCTGGAAGGCGCGACAGCGCGCATTTCTGACGTGCCGGTGCTGGTGCGAGAGTCATGGAACCCTGACGAATGCCCGCCAGCCCTGCTGCCGTGGCTGGCAGATGCGTTTTCCGTGGACACCTGGGAACCCAGCTGGTCCGACGCACAGAAGCGCCAGACCATCAAAGATTCCGTGTTCGTCCACCGGCACAAGGGAACCATTGGCGCGGTCAAGCGCGCACTGGCCGCCCTTGGCTTTGATGTGCAGGTACAGGAGTGGTTTAACCAGGTTCCGCTGGGCGCACCGTACACATTCCGCCTGCTGCTGACGGCAGACCAGATTGGCTACGACCAAGACGCCGTTTCGCACGTTGACGACGTTGTGGAAGCAACGAAGAACCTGCGTTCCCACCTGTCCGAAATCGTCCCCCAGGTCGTCACCACTGCAGGCCCTGTGATGGCAGGCGTGGCAGGCATCGGCATGGATATGACCGTCACATACAGCGGGCCATCTGACCTATACCTGATGACGGAAGGCGCGCTGAACGGAATGACGCCGACTGAAGCAGCGGTGGATGCTCTGCACGCGCAGCTGAACACAACCATGCCATCCCTAAACTACTGGTAAAACCATGACCCTTGCCGACAAAGTAACTCAGTTCAACGGTGACGCCGATATCGCGCGCCAGATCATCCACGGTGATGCGAACACGACCGTGACCACGCAGGGCGGCCCGGTGCGCAGCCTGGCCAAGCTGATTTCAGACAACCAGGCGGCAATTGACGCGCAGGCTAATTTGGTAGGGCAGCTTGCTGCGAACAACGGCGCAACAAAGATCGGAAACGGCGGCGAAACCGTAGCGGACAGCTTCAACGCCCTGCAACTGGCCGACTACACCGCATTGCGTGCTTACACCGGGCCACGCAAGAGCGCGTATGTGACTGGTTACTTGGGAACAGCCGCGCCTTTGGGCATCGCGGGCATGTTCGTGCGCGATGACAGCGACACGACAACCGCCGATAACGGCGGGACGGTCATCGTGGCGACCAACGGCAAGCGGTGGAAGCGCCGCTTCAATGGCACCGTAATGGCAGACTGGTTCGGCGCTGATCCGACCGGAGTTGCCAACTCAAGCCCGGCATGGGCGGCGGCCATCGCCTACCTTAAAGCAATCGGCGGCGGCGCTGTCGAGGCTACTCCAGGTGCAAGTTACCTTCTGAATGGCATTGCCGGGGCTGACGGCATCCTGAACGGAATCCTCCAGCCATACACGTCAGACAACGGCACGACCGGGCGCATCCACATCCAAGGGAACCGCTGCCGGTTCCTCGCTGGTAGCGACAACATGATCGTGCTGCGTACGTCCGACAGCCACAACAGTGGGCGAGATTTCTCCATCTACGGCAACGGCCATGCCAACGTGACCGGCCATGCGCTGTACCCGGAAAGCACGACCCAAACCACCACCGTGGTGTCGCAGAGCTACAACCGCTTCGATAACGTCTACATCAACGGCTGCACCGAAGCGGTGGCGCTCAAGTGCGGCCCCTACAACGGCGCACTGGCGTCAGGCTGTTACTACAACACGCTGAGTAACTACAAGGCGTATTCGTGCGTGCGCGGGCTGTGGCTGCGCTCCCCGACGAACGCTGGCGGTTCGCTGGTCAACCGCAACAAGTTTGAGAACTGGCGCGTAGGGCAGACGGTGGCCAATACCGGTGTCCAGATCGACGCGGGCGATACCAATGTGTTCGTGGCTGTTCATTGCGAACTGGTCAACTACGGCACGACGCCGAACGCCACTCCGACCGCGATCAAGATCCTGGCATCCGATCCTGTCACCGGACTCGCCAACAACAGCAATCGATTCTTCGGCTGCATGCAGGAAGCGAATGCCCGTGACCTCGACAACGCGAACAGCTACAGCGAGTTCTACGGTTGCGGCATGACCGGCTCCAAGATGCTGCTGACGGCAAACCCGCTGGTGATGACCGGGGGCAGTGACGCATCAGTCATCCCTCAGATTAACAGTGCCTATACCCACCAGAACAACGGCTATCTGTCGGGCGTGGATCAAGGCGTGATGTGGTTGAACACGCCGAACGGCCTTGCGCTGCCAGCAACTGGCTACGCCTACGACCAAGGCTTGAAGTGGCAGAACTATCCGCTGACCACTTCAAACATGACCAACGTGACTTCGATTACAGAGATGAAATCGAAGTTCATGCGCTTCGGCGGCATGGTGCGCTGGCATTTCCGCGTCCGGTTCCAGGCAACAGACGCTACTGCGAGCGTTGTCATTACTCCACCGCGCACGCTTTCTACGCACTACACCTCGTTCAGCAGCGTCCAGCCCATGTTTATCCCATTTGTGTGGGGTGGCGCACTCGGCCAGATGGGTACTGGCTGGGCGCGCTGTGAAGCCAACGGCACGATCACGTTCTATGCCCCTAAAGTTGGTAACACGGCAGTCAATTGGAATGCTGGAAATGCCAGCGAAATCCACCTGATGCTGGAATACATGGAGAACGGATTCTAATTCACATGACTACTTACAAAACAATCCATACCACCTACGGCCTGCAGCGCATGGCCCAGGCCGAAGCCACCGGAATCCCCATCAACCTGGTGGCGATGGCCGTAGGCGATGGCAACGGCAACGCGGTCAACCCCACTGAAGGACAGACCCAGCTGGTGCGCGAAATCGCGGCCACGCGCGCTGCGCCGAACCGGATTTACCAGGACTCCAACGACCCCACCATGTTCATCGCCGAACTGGTGATCCCGGCCACCATCAACGGCTTCACGATGCGCGAATGGGGCATCTTTGACGATGCTGGTGGCCTGTTCGCAGTGGGCAACCTGCCCGCCACGTACAAGCCGATGCCATCGGAAGGCTTGTTTGCGGACACGGTGCTGCGCGTCCAGTTCAAGGTCACGAACGCCAGCGTGGTGACGATCCTGGTGGACCCCAACGTGGCTGTGGCTACCCAGGCATGGGTGCTGAACCTTCCGAACCCCTACCCTGGCGGGCTGACCGGCCAGGTGCTGAAAAAAGACAGCAACGCGGACGGTGACGCCAGCTGGCACGACCCCACCACGGTCAACGTGGTGGTGTCCACCATCGAGGAAACGCAGACCCTGGCCGCCAACCAGACCACCGTGGACCTGGTGGTTACCAACACCACTGGCCTGGCCGTGTACATCGAAGGCGTCCGCCTGCCGCGCGACGACACGCACACGAACCCTGACGCATGGTGGCCGCACGCTACCATCGCCACCAAGGCCATCCTGGGCAAATCCTACCCCGCAGGCCATAAGCTGATCGCGGTGCAGAACGAACCGGCCAGCCACCTGGAAGCCGCGCTGCAGCAGGACCAGAACCTGAACGACCTGCAGGATAAGGCCGTGGCCCGCACGAACCTGGGTGTGTACAGCAAGGATGAAAGCGACCGCCTGGCCCCTGCGTCCGAAGTGTCCTATTTCGCGCGGAACACCGCGCCGCCAGGCTGGCTGAAGGCGAACGGCGCAGCGGTCAGCCGCGTGGCATATGCCGCCCTGTTCGCGGCCATCGGGACGACCTACGGCGCGGGCGACGGCTTCAACACCTTCAACCTGCCGGACCTGCGCGGCGAGTTCCTGCGCGCCTGGGACGACAGCCGTGGTGTGGACGCCAACCGGACCCTGGGCAGCTGGCAGACCAGCCAGAACCTGGCGCACAGCCATGGCGGTTCGACGGACACCAGCGGTTCCCATGCGCACGGCTATACGGACGGCAGGCCCACCAACCCTGCAGGCAACGGCCTGGCCGCTGGCAGCGATTTCCCAGGTGTATGGGAAAGCGTCCAGACGAAAACCACGGACACTGCCGGTTCCCACTCGCACGGCATCACCACCACGTCCAGCGGCGGAAACGAAGCGCGCCCGCGTAACGTGGCCCTGCTGGCGTGCATCAAGTTCTGAGGCGTTTAAACGATGAATAACAAAACTGTTTTTCAGTTGGACAACAGCGGACTGTTCGTGGGCACTACGGTGGCCGACGAAAGCCCGCTGGAACCTGGTGTGTGGCTGATGCCCGCCAAAACCGTGGACGTGGAGCCGCCCACCGAATGGCCTGATGATAAGTGGCCGCGCTGGAACGGCAGCAGCTGGGTGCTGGTGAACAAGCCGGTGCCCGCTGCGCCCGCCAACGACAATGACCCGGTGGCCAAGCTGGCGGCCTTCCTGAATGACAACCCCGATGTGGCCAATTTGCTGGCTGCGAAGAAAGGATGATGTGGGAAATCAAGTATTGGGCCTGATCGGACCTGCACATGGCCAGTGCCGCCTGGCGATGGCGAGCGCAACCCAGCTGAAGCTTTCGCCGTACAACGGCCAAAACCTGAACGTTAATGGCCAGCTGCAGCAGGTTCCTACTGCTGGCGTCACCGTCAGCAATGCGGGCCTGGCCGCGTCCACGCTTTACTACGTCTATGCGTACCTGAACGCTGGCAACCTGGCGCTGGAACTGTCCACGACTGGCCACGCCCAGCACACAAGCGGCGTGGAAATCAAGAACGGCGACCCGACGCGCACGCTGGTAGGAATGGCCTACACCAGCGCCGCCAGCCAGTTCGTGGATGACGGAGCCACAAACCTTTGTGTGCTGTCGTACTTCAACCGCAAGCGGAAGATGGGCCGTGCGCGGTTCACGGCAACGCGCATGTCCAACAACGATCCAGCCGCCTTCGCAGAGGTCCACACGGAAATCCGCGTCAACTTCCTGACATGGGCGGATGAGCCTGTGCGCCAGGTGATTTGCGGGTCCTGGACTGTCTCCGGTGGTGGTACGGGCTACTGCTACGCCAGCATCGACAGCGACACGTCGGGCCTGCGTTCGTGGCAGGGCCACAGCGCGGCCACATCGGGTTCATTTTCGACGGTGGACGAACGCCTGGTGGCCGAGGGATACCATTACGGCACACTGGTTGCGCACAACAACGGCGGCACCGCCGCGCAGTTTGTCGGTGGCGCGAACGGCGAGGCAACGCAGACGCTGACCGTGATGGGCTGAAACTGTTTCACCTGCAGGACCAAGGCCGCCGCGTGCGGCCTTTTTCGTGGAAAAACCACAAGAGGAACGGCCAGGCCGCCACTGGCACCATTGCGGCTAATTCGTAATTCTTTGACCCCGCAAGGACAGATATGGCCGACCAATTTTTGCACGGCGTAGAAGTAATTGACATCGACGCTGGCCCGCGCCCGATTTCCACGGTGCGTTCCAGCGTCATCGGCATCGTGGGCACCGCACCGGATGCCGACGCCACCGCCTTCCCGCTGAACACCCCGGTGATGATCGCTGGCAGCCGCCGCGAGGCGGCCAAGCTGGACACCGTTGGCACCGGCGAAGGCACCCTGCCCGCTGCCCTGGATTCCATCTTTGACCAGGCGGGTGCCGTGGTGGTGGTGGTCCGCGTGGACGAAGGCGCGACCGATGCCGAAACCCTGGCCAACGTGCTGGGCGGCGTCAATGCCACGACCGGCAACTATGAAGGCGTTCACGCCCTGCTGGGTGCTGAATCGGTGCTGGGCGTGCGCCCGCGCATCCTGCTGGCCCCCGGCTTCACCCACCAGCGCGTCACCAACGCCGTCACGGCCATCACCGTCACTGCAGGTGGCACCGGCTACACCAGTGCGCCCGCTGTGGCGCTGACTGGCGGCGGTGGCACTGGCGCGACGGCGCACGCGGTGCTGGGCACTGGCGCGGACGCTGGCAAGGTGGTTTCGGTGGTGATCGACAACCACGGTACTGGCTACACCAGCGCACCGGCTGTGGCGTTCACTGGCGGCGCGGGCAACGGCGCGGCTGCAACGGCATCGTACGGCAGCACCGGCAACGCGGTGGTGGCCGAACTGGTTGGCATCGCGGAACGCCTGCGTGCGTTCATCTGCCAGGACGGCGCTGACACCACGGACGCGGACGCAGTGGCCCAGGCTGGCGATTTCGGCAGCAAGCGCGTGTACCTGTGCGACCCGGCAGTGCTGAAGGTGGACGGCACCGGCACCACCGTGAAGCAGTACAACAGCCCGGTGGTGGCTGGCCTGGTGGCCAAGAGCGACAACGAACGCGGTTTCTGGTGGTCCCCATCCAACCAGACCATCAACGGCATCGTGGGCACCACGCGCCCGGTGGACTTCGTGATGGGCGACACCAACAGCCGCGCCAACCTGCTGAACGAAGCCAAGGTGGCCACCATCATCCGCCAGGACGGCTTCCGCCTGTGGGGCAACCGCACCCTGTCCGACGATCCCAAATGGCAGTTCCTGTGCGTGGTCCGCACGGCTGACCTGATCGCTGACAGCCTGCAGGCAGCCCACCTGTGGGCCGTGGATCGCGGCATCACCAAGACCTACGTGGAGGACGTGCGCGAAGGCGTCCGCGACTACCTGCGCCACCTGGAAAGCATCGGCGCAATCCTGGGCGGTGACTGCTGGTTTGACCCCGACCTGAATACACCCTCCGAAATTGCCCAGGGTAAAGTATACTGGGACTTCGATTTCACCCCCGTTTATCCGGCTGAACACCTGACGTTCCGCAGCCACCTGGTGAACGACTACATCAAGGAGATTTACTAAGATGGCTGGCGCAAACGACGTTCGGAAAAATCTTAACCTGTTCGTGGATGGCCAGGGCCTTGCCGGTCAAATCCAGGACTTCAACGCCCCCGCGCTGGCCCTGGTGACGGAAGATTTCCGTGGCGGCGGCATGGACGTGCCGGTGACCATCGAGATGGGCATGGAGAAGCTGACGGCAGGTTTCAACCTGATTTCGTACAAGCGCCAGGTGCTGGCCTTGTTCGGCGTGGCCATCGGCCAAACGGTGCCGTTCGTGGCGCGCGAACTGCTGGAAAGCAGCGATGGCACCAAGACCGGCGTGGTTCACACCATGCGCGGCAAAATCAACAAGATGGACCCCGGCACCAGCGCGCCTGGCAAGCTGGAACCGCTGAAGTTTGAACTGGACCTGACCTACTACAAGCTGGAACACGGCGGCGTGGTCATCCACGAAATCGACACCATCAACATGAAGCGGATTGTGAACGGCACGGACGTGCTGGCCGACAACCGCGCCATCCTGGGCATGTAACGCCAGCGGGCCAGCGTCCTGCTGGCCCTTTTCTTCGCAGTGAAATCATTTCAGGAACAAATCATGGCAACCGAACAGAAGAACAACGCCGATGGCAGTGTGGATATTCCGCTGTCCAAGGCCATCGAAATCGACGGCACGCAGGTGACTTCCCTGCGCATGCGTGAACCGACCGTCAGCGACTGGCTTGCCGTGCAGGGAACCGGCACCGACGCGGAACAGGAACTGGCCCTGATCGCCAACCTGTGCATGGTTGATCCGTCCGCGCTGCGCAAGCTGTCGCTGCGGGATGGCTTCCGCGCCAAGGCCGCGCTGGCGGGTTTTATCGACTGAGCGCGGATTACTGCCTGGATGGGACGCTTGCGCTCGCGTCCCACACCGGATGGTCAGAACGTGACATCCACGCCATGCGCGTGTCCAGGTTCATGGAATACCTAAGCCGAATTCGCAAAGCCAATGGCAAATAAGAAACTAAACGCGACCATCACCATCGGCGGCGCTACGCTGCCCAGCCTGAAGGCCGCGTTTGGTTCGTCCACCGCCCAACTGAAGGGCCTGGGCAGCGAAATCAAAAACCTGGAACGTGGCCAGCGCCAGCTGGGCAACGCCATCCAGACCTTCGGGCGCATGGGCAAGGACGTGGACGGCATGCGTACCAGGTACGCGCGCCTGACTGCCACCCTTGACCGCCTGCGAGCCGCGCAAGACCGCCTTACCACCGCAGAGAAGCGCGCAGAAAGCGCCCGCGCCACGCGCGACAAGCTGGCCAAGGCTGGTGCCATTTCGACCGCTGCAGGCGCGGCAATCGGCGCACCGCTGGTGCTGGGCGCGAAAGAAGCCAAGCACTTCGAAACCGAAAAGGCCCGCGTGGCTGCCCTTGGCATGGGCAAGGAAACGAACGAACGCGCGGTGGAATTCGCCAAGAGCATGAAAACGTTCGGCACCAGCCAGCTGGAAAACCTGGAACTGATGCGCGACGGCCTGAGCGTATTTGCCGACCTGCACCACGCTGAAATGGTGGCCCCGCTGATGGCCAAAATGAAGTTCGGCAACAAGGCGGTTTTTGGGGCCGAGAAAGGCGAACAGCAGGCCCAGCAGTTCATGGACATGCTGAAGGTCATCGAGACACGCGGCGGCCTGAAATCGGAAGCCGAGTTCACCAAGCAGGCCAACATCATCCAGCAGGTCATCAGCGCGACTGGTGGCCGCGTCAGCGCAACCGAGTGGCGCAATATGCTGTCCACTGGCGGCCTGGCGGGCAAGAGCATGTCCAGCGAAGCACTGTTCTACACGATGGAACACATGGTGCAGGAAATGGGCGGCGACCGCGCAGGCACCGGCCTGAATTCGCTTTACAAGTCACTGTACCAGGGCATTGCGAAGAAGCGCGCCGTGGTCAACCTGGGCAAGCTGGGCCTGATCGGTGATCCGTCCAAGGTGAAGCACGACAAGGCAGGCCAGACGGCATCTATGGAGCCAGGCGCATTGCTTGGTTCGGACCTGCTGCGTGAAAATCCGTTCGAATGGATGGAAAAGGTGCTGCTGCCGCAGCTGGCCAAAAAGGGCATCACGGACGAAAAGAAGGTCATCGACACCATCGGCATGATTGTGTCCAATTCGGTGGGTGGTTCCTTCCTGGCCGAAATGTACCGCCAGCGCGAAAATATCCACCGCGCCCGCGCCCGCAACATGGGCGCACAGAACATTGACCAGCTGGACGCGGAAGGCCGCAACACCGCTGAAGGCAAGCAGCTGGACGCCGAAGCGAAGCTTGCGGACCTGAAGCTGCGGATGGGTAACGAAATCCTGCCCCTGTACACGTCCGCGCTGGAAAAGGCCGTCAGCGTGATGGAGCGGCTGAACAAGTTTACCGAGGAACATCCGACGCTGGCGAAGGCCATGATTGTTGGCCTGGGCGGCATTTCGGTCACCCTGGTGGCCCTTGGCCCGGTGATAGCCGTGGCAGGCGCTGGCCTGAGTGCTTACGCGGCTATCCAGTTGCGGGCGGCAGCTGCGTCTGCGGCAGCGGCAACGGCCATTGGCACCGAGACTGCCGCGATAACGGCGCAGGGTGCCGCAGCCACCACGGCGAGCGGGAAACTGTGGGCGTTCGCCAAAAACCGCCTTGCGGTTCTGGCTGCCGCCAACGTGGGAGACTTCGCCGCTGGTCAGTTTGGTGTTGGCAAGGACAAAGCCGATGCCGCGCAGGATGAAGCAAACTGGCAGAAAATGGGCGTGTTCGGAAAGGCATGGTCCGGCACCCTGCGCGGCATCGAGCACACAGGCCGGTTCATCGGCATGTCCAACATCGCTGACCAGGCCCAGGCCGACCGTGTGAAGTGGGAAACCGAGCACTACGGTGGCAAGCCGCCCGAAGTCCCGCCTTTGCCTTCCATGGCTGCAGGCAAGGGCGCGGGGCCGAACATCACCGACAACAGCCAGACCACCCTGCAAATCTATCAGCAGCCTGGGCAATCCAGTGACGAACTGGCTCAAACCATCATGCGGAAGATGCGCGAACAGCAGGGCGTGCGGAACCGCAGCATTATGTACGACCACCCATGAACGTGATGATGACCCTTGGCGGGTTCCAGTTCGGCATCAGCACTGCCGCCTACCAGGAACTGCAACGCCGCACGGAATACCGCTGGCCGTCTCAGGACCGCTTCCTGCAGGACCCTGCCCTGCAATTCGTTGGGCCTGGTGCCGACACCATTACGCTGCAGGGCGTGATCTATCCCGAGTGGAACGGCGGCACCGGCCAGGTGGATGACATGCGCAGCCTGGCAGCCGAAGGCCAGCCGCTGACCCTGATTGGCGGCGGCGGCACCGTCATGGGCGAATGGGTGATTGAAGGGGTGGAAGAAAAGAGTTCCGTGTTTGCCATCCAGGGGGTGGCGCGCAAACAGGAATTCACCCTGTCCCTGCGCAAGTTCAAGAGCGCGGACAGCAGCGGCCTGGGCGGCGTGTTCGGCCTGGCTGGTCAGCTGCTGGGCGCGGCGTCCGTGGCCGCCCCCATCGGCCCGCTGCCGACCCTGGACGCCCTGACCGTTTCGGTGGGAAGCCAAGCTGGCGGTTTCGCGGCCAGCCTGACGAACGCGATGGGCCAGGTGACCAGCGTGGCCACGCAGCTGGGCAGCGCGGCCAGTGGCGTGCTGTCGCCCATCAGCCGCGCCATCGACGTGGCCACCGGCCTGAAAACCGCCGCCACGGACGCCAAGCGGCTGCTGGGGTCCGTCCCCACCACCCTGTCCGGCATTTCGGCGGCCACCAACCTGGTCAACGCCGCCAGCACCGCCGTGAACAACGCGGGGGCGGCTGGCACCATGCTGAAGCGCGCCGTGGAAAACCTGACGGCCCTGACCAGCGTGCCCACGTCCGCCATTGATCCGGTGCGCAGCGCGATGGTGACCGTGAACCAGATGACGGTGGCGGCTACCAAAACGCAGACCACGGCCACCAAGCTGCTGGGGGACCTGGGCGCATGAACACCTACACCACCCGCGACGGCGACACCGCCGAATATATCGCCTGGAAGTATTATGGCACCCAGGGCAGCCAGGTGACCGAACAGCTGCTGGAAGCGAACCCCGGCCTGGCCGAACGCGGGCCGCTGCTGCCTGCGGGCCTGGTCATCGCCCTGCCGACCATCGACACCACGGCGAAGGTGCAAGGGGTGAAGCTGTGGGACTGATGGACGTTTCCCCGGCCACCCGCATTGTGGCCAATGACCAGGACATCACGGCGGCCATTTCCGACCGCTTCAGGTCCCTGCGCCTGACGGACGCGGCTGGCCTGGAATCGGACACCCTGGAAATCGTCCTGGCCGACCACGACCCGGCGAACCCCATCAAGAAGCCGCCGACCGGCGCGGAACTGGAAGTGTTCCTTGGTTACGATGGCCAGGCCACCCGCATGGGCCTGTTCGTGTGCGACGAAATCGAGTTCACCGGCTGGCCTGGCACCATGACCATCCGCGCCAGGGCTGCCGTGTATGAGGCCAGCCCGAAGGGCAAGAAGGACATGCAGAGCCAGAAGGTGCGCAGCTGGGACAAGGACACGACCATTGGCGCGATGGTGGCCAAGATCGCCAAGGAACACGGCATGGAACCAGCCGTGGCCAAGAGCCTGGCCAGCACCAAGCTGCCCCACCTGGAACAGACCGAGGAATCAGACATCAGCTTTCTGGTGCGCGTTCTGAAACAGTATGGCGGCGTGGTGAAGCCAGCTGGCGGCAAGCTGGTGGTGGCCAAGCGCGGCGAGTCCAAGACCGTCAGCGGCGACGACCTGCCGACCGTGACCATGACGCCCACGGACGTGGGAACCTGGACCTGTCGCACGTCCACCAAGGAAGGCAAGGGCACCGTGGTGGCCTATTACCGCGACGTGGGCCAGGCCAGGCGGGTGGAAGTGAAGGTTGGCAGCGGCGACCCGGTGAAGCGCCTGCGCCACGCCTACCCCAACGCCGACAGCGCCAAGAAGGCGGCCCAGGCCGAACAGGACAAGCGCGAGCGCAAACAGGAAATGTTCAGCGCCGTGATGGTGGGGCGGCCCGACCTGGCCGCTGAAGGCAAGCTGATCCTGGAAGGCTTCCGCGAAGGCGTGGCGGGCGAATGGCTGCTGACCAAGGTGGAACACATTCTGGATGATCGCGGCTACAGCTGCGAAGTGGAAGCCGAGAAGCCGACAGCTGCCGAAGGTGGCGGTGGCGATGACAGCGAGTGATGGGGTATGGCTTGGCGTGACCCCAGTGCGCCCTTGTGGGGGTATCCGAAACGGCTGGGGGTATCGCTGGGGGTATCGAAGCGGGGCAGCAACCAGCGGCACCAATGATTTCAAAGGCTTGTTATCCACATGAAAATCGCCACCTGAAATGTGCATCCGAATAACGCCAGGTCAAGCCAGTCCACGCCGCTTCACAGCAAGTCACTGAAATAATTTCAGTTTTCGGCGCGACCCAGCCGAATGCCGATTATCGCGGGGTATTTGCATCGGACTTAATTGGGGGTATCGCTGGGGGTATCGAAGCCCCGAGAGATACCACCACATGGCCGACAGCCACGCCCGCGCCCTTTCAGATTCCGCCGTCCGTAACGCCAAGCCTGGCCCGAAGCCGTACAAGCTGACCGATGGCGGCGGCCTATACCTGCTGGTCCAGCCGACCGGCGCGAAGCTGTGGCGCTACAAGTTCCGCCTGAACGGCAGGGAAGGGCTGCACAGCCTGGGCGCTTACCCTGAAGTGAACCTGTCCACGGCCAGGGAGCTACACCGCACCGCCCGCGCCAAGGTGGCCGCTGGCACCAGCCCAGGACAGGACCGCAAGGAAGAACGTGCCAAGGCAGCCCAGGCCGAAATGCTGGCCAAGGCTGGGGCGTTCCTGACCGTTCTGCAGGCATGGCGGGACGTGACCGAACCGACCCTGGCCCAGCTGTCCATCCGCCAGCGCACGCGCGAGATTGAAAAGCACCTGGTGCCGAAGTTCAGGAACCGTCCCATTGATTCCATCACCCGCCTGGAAATCGTGGAACTGCTGAAAAAGGTGGAAGCCAGGGCACCGGAGGTGGCCAGGAACCTGCGCAACTATCTTTCAGGAGTGTTTGATTACGCCTGTAACGCGGGCCTGGTGAACGCCAGCCCAGTGCCGCCGCCGCGCATCATGAAGCCGCGCCAGCAGACCAGTCACGCGGCCATGTCCGTGGACCGCCTGCCCGCGTTCCTGGCCACGCTGGACACCTGCCAGGTCAACCTGGAAACCCGCACCGCCATGTGGCTGACGATCCTGACGGCCTGCAGGAAGAACGAGGCGACCGGCGCAAGCTGGGCGGAATTTGACCTGGACGCCGCTGAATGGACGATCCCGGCGCACCGGATGAAGGCCCGCCGTGAACACTGGGTGCCCCTGCCCCGCCAGGCTGTGGCCATGCTGCGCCACCTGCGCGAGTACAGCAGCACCCAGCTGCTGTTCCCGAACCGGCGCGACCCTGACAGGCCGATGGCGGAACGCAGCCTGAACGCCCTGATGGAGCGCAACGGGTTCGAACGCGAAACCGTCCACGGCTTCAGGTCCGTGTTCAGCACCAGGTTCAACGGCCTGGGCCGGAACCCTGACGTGATTGAAAGGTGTCTGGCGCACGTCCCGTTTGACGCGGTGCGGCGGGTGTACAACCGGCATGAGTACCGCGAGGAACGGCGGGCGCTGCTGCAGGAGTGGGCGGACTATCTGGATGCGTTGCGTGATTGCAACGTTGTTCAAATACAACAACACATCGCGGCGGCGTGATGGCAGAATGGGGGTTCTCGCGTTCGGGGCTGCGCAACCAGTTAGAACGCCGCCTGGCTGGCGTAACCAGCCGTCCCGATAAGCGCATTCCCCGAGTGCTTTTATCAGGACTGGATGACGGTTGAGGGTGCTCAAGACGGTCCTAATAAATGTCTAGCTGAACCCCAGGTTTGCGACCAAAAAGCATGACAGCCGGAAATGACGGCAACAGATTTCTGGTACTGTAAATACCGGATGGCAGCCGGAAAGACGGCATACCCTAAATCTGACGGCGCGAAAACTTCGGGAAGTAGCGTTGCAGTTGACGGCCTGGAAAGACAGGCACCACACGCATGGCGACTGCTGATAGTTCTAAGCTGCCTGGCTACTGTGCCAGAGGCGCATCCCGAACAGATTGGCGGCAACGCAGAAGCCAGCCGTGTGGTGAAAGGATCTGCGTGGGCCTCGGCCTGTATGCGGACGCCGTTCGAATCGGCGGCACCACTCCCAACGCCTTAAACGTGAATGCGGCTATGACGCAGGAAGCCTGCCGAGCCGCGCCGGAAACCGGCACAAGAACCCGCCTTTACGGCGGGTTTTTCGTTATTCGGCTTCGTTGTCGTCCGTCCGCATCTGTCCGTGGCCTGGTGCTGGGCAGATCGGCGCACCCAGTTCATCAATCCACTTGCGGGTGATGCGCACCGTGTAGCCACAGGATTCATCGCGGCAGGTGCATTTCAGCAGCCTGGTGGTCTGTTTCTTCGGCAGGTTGTTCACTGGTTCGCCGTCACCCTGGTCCGCTGCGTCCATCCCGCCACCTTCCTTTTTGAACAGCTTTTCCTTGCCGGTGCCGCGCACCTTCAACTGGGCATGCGGGATCGCGCCAAGTTCGTCAATGAACGGCTGCACCCACGCCTTGAAACCCTCGCCAGCGATGCTGTGGGTGAAGGGCCGCGCCATGCCGGTATCCTTCATCATTGCGGCAAACTTGCCCTTGTGGCCTTCCTTCAGGCCCACGGCGGCGTGGATCAGTTCATGGTTCAGGATCGCAGCAATATCCATGCTGGTGGCTTCGGACGGCGAAATAAAGATGGTGTAATGCTTGTCATCGGTACAGGCATCCGACCAGCATTGGCCGTTCGCGCCACCGTTCGCGCCCACCGAAGTGAAGCCGATGGACACCCGAAACTTCGGCAGCGGGAAGCCGAGTTCTTCAAAACGCGGGGCCATCTTGTTTGCCAGCTGGTTCAGCCAGGTTTCGCGGTTCATGTTTGCCTTTCAGTGTGTTTAAACGGTACATGGATTCTATGATGTACTGCGTTTAAACGCAATAGGCAAAATAAAAGCCCACCGAAGTGGGCTGTTTTGTTGCGCGGATGCTACGATTTAGAACGGAATGTCATCGTCCATGTCGCTGAAGTTCGGCGCTGGGCGCTGCTGCGGCGCAGGGCGGCCACCACCGCCGCTGGCACCAGCTGCCTGGCGCTGCGGCGGGTTCCCGCCGTTGTCGTTGACGGCCTCGCCCTGCCCGCGCGTTCCGCCCAGCATCTGCATGTTCTCCGCGATGATCTTGGTGGCGTAGCGTTCCACGCCTTCGCGGTCAGTGTACTTGTCCGTTTTCAGGCGGCCCTGGATATAGACGCTGCTGCCTTTCTTCAGGTACTGCCCGAAGATTTCACCGAGGCGACCGAAGGCCGTGACGCGGTGCCATTCCGTTTCTTCCTTCTGTTCACCAGTGTTGCGGTCCTTCCACTTGTTCGTGGTGGCCACGGAAATGGTGGCGATGGCGTCCCCACTTGGTGCATAGCGCACTTCGGGGTCATTCCCCAAGTTGCCGACGATGATGACTTGATTGACCGATGCCATAGCTGGCGTTCCTTATTAAAAAGCGGCCGCCAGGTGATGGCCGCGAGTGTTGAAATTGATTCAGATGCCGCAGCAATAGCCATGTGGCTGGCATTCGCTGCAAAGCTGTCGTTTCGTATCGCCAGAGCGCGTGCAGTATGGTTTCGGCGTGTTATCGTTTGCCGCTGCAGGCACCAGCGCCTGCGGCTTTTCTTCCAGCAGGATGATGGCACCGGCCAGGTAGTTGATGGCCCCCATCAGTTCAGCCACGGCGCGTTCACGCGGAAGGCGCTTGCTTTCCTGGATTTTCTTTATGGCCTGATACAGCTGGCCGTCCTGACTGCCCAGCAGCCGGTTGATGACCTGCATGGGCTGGTCTTCGAACGCCAGGCCGTTGGCGTGCCGTTCCTTGCCCTTGCCTGCGGCGGCCTGCAGGAAGGCGCGGCGCAGCACGATGACCAGCTTTTCGTAACCTTCCACGTCCAGGCCAGCAACAGTGATGTCACGCCGGACCTGTTCGGGTGAAATGAATTGATCTTGAGCGAGCATTTGCGCCCCCATCCCTAATTACGCGGCCCTGTTGTCCGCTTGCTTGTTATCGTTCGCCGCCCGCAGCTGCAGGCGTTCCCATTCTTCCAGCTTGTCCACTGGATAAAGCACCTTCGAACCGACCTTCACGAAGGAAGGCCCGCGCCCCTGGGAACGCCAGTTTGCCAGCGTCCCAGTGGTCACCGCGCCTTCCCAGCGCGCCGCAAGTTGAACCGCGTTCAGATACTTCATTGTCGTGCAATCCCGATGCTGCTTTGTATTGCCGTGTAGTGCTGCCAGTGCGGTCAGAAACTTCGCTGCGTCCACGCTAACCCTTCGATTACGTGGCGGACTGGGCACCAGCGCCCAGTACCTGGTTGTTGAGGTCATCCAGGCCCGCTGTGCTGTCGTCCTTGGATTGCTTGCGCAGCGCGTCGTATTCTTCCGCCGACCGCTTCAGGTCATCGGGGCAGCCGTTCGGGCTGATCGCCTTGCGCACCTTCGCAGGCAGCGCCTTCCACGCGGCGGCCAGTGCATCCATGCCCTTTTCGCAGGTGGTTTTCAGCATGCTGCGGGCCAGTTCCACTTCCGCGTCCAGCTGCGCGCCGCCGTTGACCCAGTTGCGCAACGCCAGGCCGTCTGCAGCGGTGATGTAGTTCTGCTGGCGGCCCAGGATCGCCTTCAGTTCATCGGGGCACTTCAGCACTTCCTGTTCCTTTCCCGCGTTCCACATCATCAGCGATGCGGTCATTTCGAACATGAAATTCTTTTCGCAGATCGGCTGCACGCCCTGCGGAATGTACACCGTCTTGCCGCCCTGCTTTTCCAGCTTCACCTTTTCGCGGGCGCGGACGCACGCAATGATGTGCATGTTGGACTGCAGCAGCGCGTTCATGAATTTCTTGTGTTCCGCCTTCGCGGTGTTGTCGCGGCGGGCGCTGCTGCCTGGTGCCGGTTCAGCCATTTCCAGGATGCCGCCAGTGCCTTCGTATTCGTGCGTGGTGCTGTCAATCACCAGCACTTCCACGCCAGCGCGCTGGAATTCCAGGATGGCTTCCGTGTAGCGCGCGGGCGTGAACGGCGGTTCCAGATCGCCAATCAGGAACGGTTCCGGCAACTGGTCCATGCCCAGCGATTGCTGAATCAGCTGGTACGTGTCCGCCGAGGCGTACAGGCTGCCGCGCTTGTTTTCCGTATCGAGGAAACCGACCTTGGAACCGATGCCGTTGGCCATGCCATAGGCCAGCAGCAGCGCGGTTTTGGTTTTGCCACTGCCGGACAAGCCAG